CATTGAGTGGTGAGGTTGTTTATGCAGTTCCACACGATGACGCAAGGACATCATTCAATCTATCAATGCAGAAAATAATGAATATTACAGATGGTGTACTATTGCTCTTTGAAGATGATGTAGAAATAAGGGATTTCAGTCATTTTGAGGATGCGGTTTCTCAGCTACCAAGTGATTGGGAATTGTGCTACCTTGGGGCGAATCTGGTTGCTCCGATTGAGAAGTATAGTGAGAACCTTTACAAGACATTTGGTGCATGGACTACTCACGCTGTGATCTACAACAACCCAAAGGAACTGTGCAAGGCATATACGGATACAAGCATAATGTTTGATGATTGGTTAAAAACCAATATACATCCAAGAGGAAATACTTATATAATAAAACCAATGATTGCTTGGCAAAAGCCACATAAAAGCGATTTGTGGAATGGATATGTAGACTATACAAGAATATTTGATGACTCGGCAGCTAAATTGATATAAATGAAAAATTATGTGATAATTGGCGCAATGGATGGCATCAGCCATGACAATATCTTTGATAGACTTAAAGATGAAACAGATTATCAAGCATATTTTATTGAGCCAGTCCCTTACTATTTTGAAAAGTTAAAAGATAATATAAAGCAATTAACAAATGCAAAGGCTTGCAATTTTTTTATTTCTGATAATGATGGAAGTGTTGAAATGGCATTTGTTAAGCCTGAGTTTATACCTTTCGGTTCATCGTTTTTAGATGGATGTAGTTCTATCGTTGAAAATGGAGAACCATTAAATATTTATTTAAAAAAAGTACCAAAATTTATACTTGAAAAGATAAATATAAGCGCAATAACATTTGATCAGTTTTGCAAGTGGTATGATATAAAAGATATACATTATTTGCAAATTGATACGGAAGGATGTGATGAAAGGATATTAAATACGATTGATTTAGATAAGTATAAGGTAAAAGAACTTAAATTTGAGAATCACTATATAAGTGATAATTTTTATACTGAATTACTAATAAAATATCCACATTACAAAGGTGAAATAGTTGGTGCGGATATAATACTAAAATTATGAATATAGTTGCTTCTGTACATCTTTACCCTCCAGAGCATAACTGTGGCGCAGAATGGATGATACATTTTATGTTAAAAGACCTTCAAGCAAAGGGTCACAATATTAGAGTTCTTTTACATGATGCAAATAAGTATAAGATTAGGGATAATTATGTCTTTGATGGTATTGATGTATTTCCTCCAAACCCAAATGTGGTTGAGAACTTAATGAGGTGGTCACACGCTGTGTTTACACATTTGGACTATACAAGATGGACAATTCATGCAGCTAAACTTTACAAAAAGCCTGTTTTTCATCTTATTCACAATAGTCATCCGTACCCAGAGATTATTGATGCGGAGAAAAAACAGCACATCATTTACAATTCTTTATGGTTAAAAGAACTTTTGAACTATAATTTTAGTAATTTTATAGTGACTCCGCCAGTAGACTACAATTACTATGACTTGGAGAATGAACCTGAGAAGTCTGAATATATTACTTTAATAAACTTAAACGAGAACAAGGGTGGGAAGATATTTGGGGAGATTGCAAGAGCAATGCCACACAAGTCATTTTTAGGTGTTTTAGGGTCATACGATGAGCAGATAACTCCAAACCTACCAAATGTGACTTATGTGCCTAATTCGCCAGATATAAAGAAATGGTACGCAAAGACAAGGATACTTTTGATGCCATCAAAGTATGAGAGTTGGGGAAGGACAGCAACAGAGGCGATGTGTAGTGGGATTCCGGTAATTTGTACTGATACACCTGGGTTGAAGGAGAATTGTGACAAGGCAGGTGTTTATATTAAAGATAGGAATAATGTCAAAGATTGGGTTGAAGCTATTACAAAGTTGGATGACAAAAAAGCCTATTCATGGGCCTCAAGAAAAGCAAAAGCGAGATCAAGAGAGTTTGACACAAGAAAAACGCTTGATGAGTTTGAAACCTGGTTCAGAGAAAGTGTTAATAAATATAATTAAAGATGACATATATAGACGGCATAACAATATTAGCTGACGCGGTTGTAGAACCCGTTAGTCTTACTGATGCTAAGAATTGGTTGCGTATAACTAATTATGATAGCGATGATGTGCTGATTGGTGATTTGTTAAATGGTGCAAGGGTGCATATTGAGAAGCTGACCGGTTGTTCTTTGGTTAACAAGTCAGTAAGGATAAATGTTGAACTTACTCCACAGAGCCAAGGCTTTTGGATGCTTGATGTGCCTTATGGGCCATTGCTTTGTGTTGACGAGGTTAAGATTAAGACGGGAATGAACACCTACGAGGTATTGACAAAAAATAGTGACTTTGAGGTGATAGGCGGTAAAATTTGGATATATACGGCAGGTGTATATATCATAAAATATCAATGTGGATTTAGCACCATTCCAGAGGACTTGGCTACTGATATACTCACTTTGGTTGCTTGGTCTTATGAGAACAGGGGTAAGAAGTTTCAGGGTGATGCGAAAGCAGGAATGTTGAAAGAGTTTCCAAATTGGGATGGTTTAAATTATCATCAGTATAAAAAAGTTGTGATATAGTGAGTGGATTTAGCTTAAATATTAATGATGCCAGATTTAGGGAAATGCTCAATGAGTATAAAAAAACTGTCAATGATTTATCAATTATGATAGATCAAGAAATAGCAGCACATGGCGAATTAATGGCAGCAAGTGCTAAAACTAAATGCCCAGTTGATACAGGAAGGTTAAGAAGTTCTATTCAATTAAATAAGCAACAATTTATGTCTTATGAATTAATTGCTAATACTAATTACGCAGCTTATGTTGAATTTGGAACTGGTAAGGGATTTATACCTAATGGTGAACCTTGGGATAGTATTGCATCAACATTTAAAGGAAAAGGAATAAAAGAAGTAAATTTGTTACCAAGGCCATATATGAGACCAAGTGTTTTGGCATATATGCCAAGTCTAAAAAAAACTATATATAATTTAATTAATCAGCAAAAGAAAGTATAATGCTTGATAGTTCTAATAATATTAGAAATATATATATAAATGCTTTAAATGGCAACATATCCTATGGTGGCAAAAATGTTCCTGTATATGGCCAACAACCTTTTAGTACAACACCTCAAAATTATATTGTAATTTCATCAATAACTGAGGTAGCTGTAAATACAAATAACTCTTTTGGTAATAGTGTTGATGTTGTAATTTATATATTTAGTGAACAATATAGAACATACGAAAATTCAATTGTTGACAATATATCATCTCAAATACTTAATATATTAATTCCAGATACTCAGGTCAATGGATTTAGTGATACATTTTTTGAGGTGTATCCAACACAAAGGACTTCTTCAAGTTATTTGCCAATAATGGAAGGTCAAAATTTTATTGCAAGAAAGATAATAAGTATTAGTAATTTAGTAAATCAAAAATAAAATAAAATGGGACAGATTTTAGGATCATTGCAAAACATAGAGATTGATGTAGCTGGTGGCTCATCTTATAAGAATCTCGTGTGTCTGCGTACGGCTTCAGTTAATACAACTGTTGACTCAACAACCGAGCAAACAAATTGTGGGCCTTTGACATCAGTTGCTGATGCAACAATGGGTCTTGACTTTGATGCAATTTGTGAGGTATCACCAACAGTTGCTCAAGTATCTTATGAAGATTTGCTCGTTGCTATGGCTTCAAAAACACTTGTAGCAGTAAGAGTACAAAACCCAGTTGTTACTGGTGCAAGTGTAGGTGCTGCCTACTACCATCAGTTCCTTGGCTATATAACTTCACTTACTCTCAATCAATCAACTACTGAATTTATCAATTTTTCTGGTACTGTTACTTCTACCGGAACAGTTGATGTTACTCCTTAATTATGAACTACACTACTATTACTATAAACGGAACTAAGATTGGACTTAAATTCGGGATGGCATCTTTTAGATACCTTTCCGATAAGTTCGTAGAAGGCAAGGCTTATACAAATAACGAGTTAAATGAGATTGGGATTGCC